ACCACGTATGATTTTTAACTTTATAGTATTGCAGGTAAATCACAACGATAGCAGTCGGAATGACAATAACCCATTGATTGAGGTCAATGATAAGCATTAACATTCCGAGTAACATTCCCACCTCTGCCCCGAAGCAATGCAAAAAGTTCTGCATCTTATCCCCTCCTGCCGGCGCTGCGAAGTCAATAGCAAGTAAGGCGCCAGCAAACCAGCCCAGCGGTGTATCAGCCACAATCATAAAGGGGATAGCAATACCCAGCATAAACCAGGAATAAAGGCTCTTTTGCATTGATCCCTGTAACTTGTGAATACTGGACGATATGGAACTTGTCACTCCGAAAGCAAAGTAAATTCCGAGGGTGTAAGCAAGGAATACGGCCATAATAAATGCGAGTAAAACGATGTTTAGTGTCATATATCTCTTTCATTTGGTATTAATTCAAAATGCGGTTCATCATTGAACTTTTCATCATTAATATCATTGTCGCCTGAAAAGTCAGCACCCAACCGGATCCGGTGCGAAATGGTTCCGATCCTGTAAAGCTGATCTGCTATTCCCTTGACATATCCGGCAAAAAATAAAAGCTGCTCCCTTCCCCAGTCAATCCTCCCGTTTTCATAAGGTGCAGCATCAACAGCCCAGCTTGGTATGTGGTTATGTTTTGACCGGGGATATTTTAACTTACTCTTACCCTCTGAAAATGCTTTATCTTGTGCCTCTTTATCCCTGTGACCACAGACAATAGTACAATCCATGTCAATTATAACATGAGCAAAAAGAAGCTGTAAGTCTCTGTGACAGGTTGATAATCGCTTTTTACTGACTTCGCTAAAATGATTCATTTATGATGCTTTTTTTACTCTCCTTAAAACCCATGCCTTTTTATTACTTTCACTTATTTTCCTCTTTTCCTCCTCAGTATGCTTTTTCCCATACCAGCAATGGTTTTCCCCTGAATTTTTCAGTATAAGGTTTTTTCTTTGTTCTGGATCCTCCCATAGCTTTTTTAAGTTATTGCTCAGTATTTTTCTAAATTCAGGGTTTTTTTCAAATTGCTCTTTAGTCCGATTACTAAGCAACTTCTTTGTTTTTTCGGAATGTTTTTTATTATACCAGGGATGATCCTGTCCTTTACAGCTAACTTTATTAAATATGTGGTCTATTGACGATATTTCTTTTGCTGTTTCTGACATTTTTTTTAATGTCTCTTCACTATGCTTATGACCTAAAAGATATTTATTCCCCTTCATCCTCTCAGATAATATCCTTTTTTGTTCTTCGGTATGCTTTATTCCTGGAGGACAATCAGCTTTTTTACATATATTAAAAAAGGGATTAAGAGAGTCTATAAAGAATTGCTCACGGCTTAATAAAACTTCTTTTATGGGATCACATTCTGTTATGATCGAAAAAATAAAATTATCTTTTCCATATTTATTGTAATGGTTTTGAAGTCTTATATTTTCATGTTTATTTCTTAAAAGTAAATTTTTATGTTCCCTCCATCTTTTTTCAATATTTATAGCACTCCCCACATATATTCTGTCAGGATGGATCTTTGATGTTATTTTATAAATGCCTGCCACCGCTTGTATGATAACTTTTGTCATCTTCTTATATAGTTATAAATGAACTTTATGCCAGCCCCGATCATTATAAGCAGGATAAAAGCAACCCAGACAATCAGTATTAAATAAACTGCATTCATTTCACAGCCTCCATTTTTATAGATTCAGGGTAATGATTATTCCGGTTATGCGGTACGTTGTAATGAATAAGAAGTGTTATGATAGCACTTATTGCAACAGCTATTAAAATTCTTAAAGCAATGTTCCACCACCTTTGGGTTCTGACCAGCCTATTAATTATCCTGGAATGATCATCTGTTACCTTACCAATATTATCCAGCCTCTGATTAATAGCCTCTATTGATTTAACAATATCCTTTATACTGGATTGAATCGACAGTATTGAGCAGTCCAGCTTTTCAAGCTTAGCATGTATCGGTGCGATCACTTCCGCAACCTGTTTAATAAGATTCTCATTCTGTTCTTCGTTAGCCGAATCCTGAAGGTCAAACACCCGTTTTATAAATGTCAGGTCATTGATGTTCAAGTTCATCCCTTTTGATGTCTCCTCACTCACAAGGATCTGATCGTAACGGCTAACCTTTTTCATTTTTTATCTTCCTTATTTTGATTTGTAATTGCATAGTGTCTAATTTCATCTGCACAGAATCAATGAGGTGCTCCCGTCGTTCTGTCTGTTGTTTTTTTTTTCAAAGGCATTCATCCAATCTAATATATCTTCTTTTGTAGCTGTCTTAATAATATATTTGCCGAGTTGATTTTTTATTATCATAACTGTACCCTCAAGGTTTTCCAGCTTCTCAATGACATCTTCTTTTAATGAGACTTGTTCAATATTCATTTTGTCAATAACCGTATATAACGAATCCACTCGAGTTAATACAATAGTAACATTTCGGGATAACTTCTCATTATTATTTTTTTCATTGTACTTTTTGATGATATGGCTATTATACCAAGCTATACATCCGACAATGGCAAAAACAAGCGGAAGGATCTTAGCCAGGTTCCCCAAATTCATTATCCATGTGAGCCATTTATTCATTGATAGCTTTATCCGATTTCTTTTTCAGAAACAACTTAATAAATTCATAAGCTCCCCAGCCAAGACCGAGGCCGCAAGCTGCGGGGATAGCTAACACTGCAAGACTTACCAAACCTTCAGGGACGAACTTAATTAGCCAGCCTGATATGTCAATGTCAGGATCCGTGATAAGTAGCATCGCAATCAGGTCCAGGATGAAAGCACCTGATAGCTGTACCCAATTATCCACAACCCAGAATTTAATATCCAGTTCCTTTAGCTTATCAGTTCTGTTGGAATAGCGAATTATAAAATAAGCCAATGTTCCAAGAATGAATAACAACCATGATTTCATCTTTACCTCCTTTTATTTTATGAAAATATTTCCGTATTTAATAATCTTATTTCCTCTCTTTATAAAATCTTCACGTTGATTGCTTAATGTCATTACAATTTCATAATATACACCAGATCCATCATTAGCCGTTGCTCTTATTGTGACAGTGCCGTTTGTAACTGCTGTAAGTGTCGGAGGAGCCCCAAGTGTAAATATACCCGTTCCTGTTCCTTCAATCTTCGTCCATGTAACAGTCTTGTCCGTTGCTTCTGCCGGATATGCACTATATGAAAAAGTTACTGATCCTCCATTTACATCAATTTTTTGTCGCACTCCAGATGAATTCCATATATCTATTGACGTTACAAGTATTATATCTTCTTCTTCTTCAATTGTAACTGTCACCGTCCACTCCTGATCAGTTTCTTCATCTTCTGCGGTAACTGTGTACGTGACAGGGGACGAAAAATCTTCTTCAACTCCGCTTGCCGGAACTATCGTTGCTCCTGAACTTACTGTGATTGTCGGTGTTAGTTCTGATATATCTGTACCTACCTCAACTTCTATTGATACCGTATGGGTAGTAGAATTAATTGTTGCCGCTGCTGTCTGTTCAGAAAAGACAAATGTTAATATATCCGTTTCATCAGAAGGTGTTGCCGGAGAAGAACCATATTCATATGCTCCTATGTCAACTATTAAATTATAAGGTACTGCATAATTAATATAATCAGTTGTTAATCCTACATCAAGTCCTGCATCTTTACCCGGAGAATTTGACTGAAGCTTAAAATCATAAGGACTCCCCCCTACAAAATTAGGATTTGTAGTGATGTTGCCTGAGTTGGTATAATTAGTAGCTTCAGCCTCAAAATATATCCCATTGCTTTGTGCATTATTATAAAGGATGTTGTTCATGACATATACACTATCTGCTGCATTTTGTCTAAACCCCATCCAATACCATGTAGATGCTGTAAAAATATTATTCTTAAAGTAAAATTTATTCCATGTCCCAAACAGACTAAATCCCCAAAGAGGTGCGCCGCTAAAAATATTATTATAAAACTGTATATTGTCGAAATATATGGTTGCTGATGCAGTACCGCCGGACACCGCATAACCACCACTCGGAATGTTTCGTATTATATTATATGAAAACCTGTAATTTTCTACTGTATTATTTGTACGTGGTGTAAAGAGTATTGGATCACTACAATACCGAATATCATTTCTCTCAACTATAACATCCGATGTGTTAAATTCAAATATCATCGCCCTGTATCCTGAAACAGCACTTGCCGGCCCCAATGTGTTGTCATGAATCCAAGTGCCGTAATCATAATCAGATTTTGAAATGAAGTTGATGTCTATTGCCCCTATTATAGTGTTGTCGTAAATTTCAACTCCATAAAAGAAGAAACCTTCAATAGCGAATTTCCATTCATTGACGGCGGTAGTAAGTGTATTATTATATATTTTGGCTCCTCTTATAAAGCCAGGATATTGTGTCTTGATGCAATACCCCGGTGTTCCTGAAGGTCTGCTTGCATTATTGATCACGTTATCGTGAATCAGCATTCCCTGTTGTCCCCCGATGCATAATGCCCCATGACCATAGCTGTCATATACTGAGCAACTTGTCATAGTGTTATTGTAAAACTCACTACCTGTGACATAAGCTGTCGGGTAAGTGACGTTTGCATACGGGTCAGAACCTATGTTTCCCGTCCCGTCACCAGACCATATTATTGCCTGATATTTCCAGTTAACAAAAGTGCAATGATGTATTTTGACATTGTGCCTTTTTAAGATATAAAAGCACTGTGCTACTGCTAAATTATTTCCATCAAACTTCAGATAACTAATTGTCTGGTTGCCATTGGATAGGCTTGAAGATGTCATGTTTATCACATATTGACCTTCAGTGCCGAACGATGTACTTGTAATTATACTCGTTTCACCAGCACCAGTTAACGAAATACTAACAGGGATTGTAACCTGTGTATTTATTGTGTGTGTTCCGGCTTGCATATAGATAGTATCTCCTGCCGAAACCTGTGTTACCGCATATCCAAGGGTCGCCCACGGATTTGCAGGATCTCCATTATCTCCATTATCACCCCCCGATGCAGCTACATAATAAGTTGTTTGCGAGACTGCTGATAGGGTAAATAATAATAATATAATAGTTAATATATTTTTCATAAATCGCCTCCCTCCCAATTGTCTGCGACAGTGCCGTTGGCGGTAGTAGTTCCCCATTCTCCTATACCCGGAGTGCCTGTTGAAACTCTGCTATCCGTATATACTCCGCTACTGCCGGTTGCCGGAGATGATGCACTCCCTAATGCTGTATCTGTTACCCCATTAAAAAGAGCCGTTACCGTTGTACCCGAAACTCTAAGTTCCATTACATCGTCATCATCTATTGTGGCAGAAGTCGTCTGAGCAATTAAATAATCAGTGCCGTCAACAATCACATATAATCCACGCCATGTACCAGCATCTGTATAATACACATAATATTTGGATGTAGCACCAGAGCCTGAACATCTAACAACAATTCCAATACACGGTGAATTACCAGTTACTGTCTTTATAACTATCTTTGAATAATGATTATTTGAAAATATAGCATTATATCGTACGGCTCCATCATTTGCTATTGCTGGTGCCATCACAGCCTTATCTCCGGATCCAAGATCGACAACCAGCACATTATTTAATGCAGCTACCCAATTACCTTGCCCTGCTAAATTACCAGCAGAATATGTATTAAAGGTATCAGTATATTTTGCTTTCCCCCCAGCTCTTGCAAAAGGATATCTGCCTATTTGAGCCTGAGATTCAGCAAATAAGCATATAGCAAATAATATTAAGATTGTTCTTTTCATTAGTCTCTCACAGTTTTAGCGTTTAACTGCAATACCCATTCCTTTGGTCTTTTATTTGCCGGTTGCGGGCCAATTATACCTACCCATACATCCTGATCGTGATTAATAGTCCTTACATTATCGGGTGTGAATGTTTGAGAAGCAAACGCCCCCGCACCCTGCGGAGCTGTAAATAGTGAATCAGTTGCCGTCCTTGTCATCCCATTGCCATAGTAAACATTGAATTTAAGGCTGTCTCCTGAGGTCATATAAAGGTTAGTGATACTGTGAACATAAAGGCTATCTTCTATTATCCTGAATGAACCAAATGATTTATTTCCTTTTGCAAACAGGGTACTATCAGCTGCAGCTCCGGTTCCGGCTCCGAAGGTGTAGTAAGGTCGTATATCGGACAATAGAACTGCACTATCAGCAATAGCTTCCTGAACGGCACTTAATGAAATACCTCCTTCCTCTATATCACTCATTTTTGCGTACGGGTTAAGCATAGCAGCCGTATCAGCTTTATTGATGTAGTTTGCCAGCATTGCAGCTGTATCAGATGCAGATATACCTGTGCTTTCCGAATAGTCAGTAATAAGCAAATACTTTGATAACATGCTGGCTGTATCAGCTTTATTGATGTAGTCATACAGCATAGCGGCTGTGTCGGCAATCATTACGGCCAAGTCAGAAAGTTCCAAAGCTGAGCCCATTCTTGCCGTAAGTGTATCACCAATCTGATCAGACACCTCGGAAATAAGACTATAATTAGCCAACATGGCTGCCGTATCAGCCTTATTAATGTAATCATCCAGCATAGCAGATGTATCAGCCGCCTGAATCCCTCCTTCCCCAGATACAGATCTTGCATATGCTTTTGTTGAAAGTGTATCTGTCGTGCTCACAAACTGCAAACCGGTAAATGTCGGATTAGTAAACATTGTCGCTTTGCTCTCATTGGTAACATTATTAAGAGATAGTGCTGTTTTGAAATTTGTTGCGCTCTGGAGTGAAACAGTATTATCAGCATTAATTCTTATAAATGTCACTGCCCCGGTTCCGGTTGCGGAAAATAGATTAGTTCCGGCCGTACCTGCTCCAAGTGCTGTTTTGAAATCTGTTGCCGACAGTGCCGAAACTGTATTGTCCGCATTGCCCCTGAAAAATGTTATTGCACCCGGATTAGTCAAAGTGAATAAAGCCTGTCCGACTGTGGTGCCTCCCAGACTCGTTCTTCCGGTAGCCGCTGTTAATCCCGTTGAACCTCCATCCCATTTTAAACGGTCTGAGTAAGCGGTGTTCCAATTAGTTGAATTATTAGTAATTGACGTTCCCCATGCGGCACCTGTCGAAAGTGGTATGCCTGCATCCGGATATACCATTGAAGTTGACGCAGCAACCCACGACAAAACACCACTTCCGTTTGTAGATAGGATATATCCGTTTGTGCCGTTATTTGCAGGTAATTGGAATATTGTACCAGTTCCGGCAACGACATTTGGTTTTATTACAACACTTCCGGAAGTTGATCCCATTAATGTAATCTGACCATTAGCACCTCCAGTTGCTCCAACTACAATGGGATACTTAAATGTATTCTGCCCTAAAAGCGAGATGCTTATAAGAGCTATTGATAATATTAAAACTAATCTTTTCATTTTATGCTGATTTTATTTCTTGTAAATTTTCCCAGTCCGTATCCTCAGATCCATCAAAGCCTATTTCTGTAATGGTTTGATCAATAACAAAAGCTGTATCTCTGACTCCTACCCTGATTGTCCTGTTTTCAAAATAGAAATACTGTGGTTCTACCGCAGCATCATAAACTTCTGTAAAGTTATCATTTACTTTATCAAAAGCAGTACGCAAAGGATCTCCAGTGCCATCATTTGCTGCTGTCCCTATATTGCAAGTTTGTTTTGCCATTGTATTTTATTTTTCTTTTTAAATATTTTCCTGCCAAAATAAATCAGTCCGGCACCAATTAAACCACCTGTTATTGTCGCTGTGAAGTCTTTAAATTCTGCCCGGCCTCCTGTTGTATGATCTAATCCCTCTTTACCAAGTCCCACAAGTGATGTAATGCCCATTCCGATTAGAAATGATTTCTCAGGTGAGGGTGTATAAACTGATCCTACCCAGCTACCCCATGAACCTGCAAACATACCAGCCCCGATATGAAGTGAGCGGTCAGGTATTTGAGCGTGACAAAGCAGGGGGAGAAAGAGTAATATAAAGGTTAACATTCTCATATAGTTACGATTGAATCAATAGCAGCCTTAACAATATCTCTTACAATCTCATGACCTGCTTCTGTAAGGTGAATTTCATCGGCTGAATAATATGTCAGATTTTCCTGAGAACCAAACACACCTATTGTTTCATCAGCTCCAACATCGGCAAGAGCATCTGCAAACTCTGTATAATTAGCTCTGATAAGAGCGTTCACCTCCTGTCTGTAAGTCTCCTGCCATACTGGATAATCCCCTTGTACGGTTATTGGTGTAAATGTGCAAATGACCACTTTCCATCCAATAGCTTTTCTTGCAAGGCAAAGTGTTCTTATATGTCCGTAAACTGTGGCTGAATCGGCTCCAGAATGGTTAATACCGACCATAATGGTTACTACCTTATTTGCATAGTTACCAACAAAGAATGGATCAATAGTTGTCGGTTCATCAGTTATAAGGTCAATAGCTTTTTTCCCTCCTATACCAACATTAATAACCTCTGCCTTACCCGCATAGTCAATCGAAAGTAAACCTGGATATACAGTAGATATGGTAGCGAGTGGAACGACAACATCAGTGTTAGAATCACCATCACAGACGATTAATGTACTTTGTGAGATTAGTAATCCTAATTTTCGGGAATTGATGTAATTATATACGGAATCGCCTTGAGATTCTTTTATTGCCTGATCCCATACTGCCATATATGCCACTTCAGGATAGTTAGGATATGCATTTAACCCAGGCATTAACGTAGCTCTCATCCCTCCTGAAAGCCCAGTCATTTCTCTTAATATAGGAGACTTCCTTATCCTTAGATATGCTGTTGTACCGTCCTGTATAAATTGTAGCAAGAAATAATTTTTATCTAAAATGATTTCTTGATCATCACCCATAATATTTTCATCTCCTGCAGAACTTAGAAAGAACACTTTCCCTATTCTTCCCATAGCAATTATATCTGCATTGGATAATCCGTTAAATGAGATTATATTACCTCCTTGAACAGTTTCGTCACTTAATTTTAATAGAATACCAACTGTAAAATTTGTCGCTCCAGTAATATTAGTCTGGTCAATTTTATGGATCAATTTAGCGCCACCGTCAAAAAGCAATCCGTTATCAGTCCAAGTCGGATCAAAGGCATCAGGATAGTAAAACGATCCTAAATACCAATCTTTATTAGGTGTTGCCATGTACTGCAACACTTCAGTGCCGAGGTTAATCATTGGATGCCACAACTCAATAACTTTGCCTGTCGAAAAACTACCTCCGCCACCTATCCAAAATGCACCATCTGTTTTATATGCTTTAGTAAATGTGAATTGTTGCCATGTAGGTGTTATTGTTATGTTCTGAGCTGTATAATCAGGATCCCAATAAGCGTATATTGTAACGGTTGTATTTACTGCAGCCCTTGCCCAAAACGACAATATACAGGTTTGACCATCCGGTATGCCATCGGGTTTAAATTGTATGACCGCATTAGCATTGGCAGATGTCGCTGTCCATGCTGTATTTCCCCCATCAGGATCAGCTGCACCCTGAACAAAATCACCCGCAGACATATTAACAAACGTCAGCCCATAAGTGTTGGAATTAAGTATCTCTGAATTGTGGAAATAATTAGTCCTTGTCGTCCCGTCAAGTATGTTATAAACAAATTGGCTCATTGCCCTCTGAACAAAGTCCAATTCCAATATGGGCACTGGAATTGTTGTTGCATTAACCGTATTGCTTGCAGTGCTTTCTAAGCCACCTTTATAAGCCACTACATAAAAGTAATAAAGTGTCCCAGCCGTCAACCCCTCAGCATTATAAGTAGCCGTTGCACCTGTTACCGTGCCTTTCTCGGTAAACGTCACTCCGTCTGTTGATATATATATCCTTAACCCATCTTCATTTGTTGATCCATTTGTCCAATCTAACTTAATAGTGGTATCATCAACAACGGTCAAGATCAATGCCGAGGGTGCGCCGTCGGGGGCTGGGTTAGATCTTTTTCTCCCATTAATATAAATCGCATTAGCTATCATTCTTATTGCGTATTGTTTTTTCATTTAACTTAATCATCACGAAGTTCTTTTAGTAACTATATTAGTAACTATCACATCAATAGTTGGGCTATTGCCAACAATAACAGCCCCATCCATTACCCTGCAATCACCCTTGTACCTACCGGCAGGTATATCCGTCTGTGTAGCGTCAAGGCTTAATGTAGTTATCCCAGATGCGGGTGTTGTATGTGCAACAATAGACTCAGTGATTAATGCGTCTGCATCGGTAGAACCTAAATCCCGTAGCTTCTTAACAGTGAAAAGGACTATTTTCCCAGTTAAATCAATAGCCACTTCATTAATATCGGTTATCGTTAAAAGTGCCGAATAAGGGCATCCTTTTTGTATAGTCATTGTACTCATGCCGAATCTATTGTTATTGTCGTGTCATCAACCGTTATAAGTGTGCTGTCAATAGTTACCCCCGATGAAGAACTTACGGCTGTAAATGGTTCAATAGTGATTAATATTCCCGATGTCTGTGTTACGGTCATACTCATTTATTTATATGCTCATACCATTCGAGCTGAAGATTTGTGAGATTATCATTTGTACCCGAAGTGATACGAATAATGTACTTCGTGATGCTCGTAGTCAATAATGGTTAAAGCCCTCGTAGATGAGTCTATCCCGAGGGCTTCGCCAGACGTATCAGTAAAAAGAACATGAACAGAACCATCAGTAACGTCAACCGCTTGCGGTGTGTTGTTGGTATCGCAGTATTTTACTATTGCCATATTGCCCCCCCCGGGTATTAGTATCCAACGGAGAACTGACCTGTTGATCCAACATTAACAGACCATATTTTAGCAGGGTACCACTGACCGAGATAAGCTGTCGCCTGAACGGTTGTGATAATAAAATCACTACCATCGAAAAGAGTCACAAAGAATATCCCCGCTGTTTCAATGCATATCATAAATGTACCGTCCGGGTTCATCCCTGTAGGACGGTAATCATCTACTAGTGTAGCACCATCAACAGTATTAACATCGGGATCTGTACCAACAATCTGGAAGTCAACATAACCACCTCCCGTATCACGGATCATCTTCTCAGAATGATGCAGATCGCCGCATTCCATTTTCTTAAATCCAGTCTCTTTTACCGTACTCATTGTTCGCCTCCCCTTTCTCCGGAATTATAGAATATTTTAAGTGCAAGGTTCCCGCATTCATCCGTTGCAAAAACATTTTCAACCAAAGCCCTTTCAGGCTCCATGTGATTGATTGCACAGGTCCAGAATGCAGTGAGATCATCACAGTTATTACTAACATAGGCTATATTAAGGTAATAATGACCATCATATAACACTATACACCGTGCAAGCAATTGATAGAATGTTTGCGGAAGCTGTGCACATTCAGTATGATAATCAGTGAAGGTACTTGCATTTGAAAACAACTTAATAAGCGTCCTCCCGCAGTCATCTACTGCAAAAAGATTATTTACAAGCAACCTCTCAGAATCAATCTGATTGGTGTCACAGTCAAGCAGTGAGGTTATCTCAGCGCACTCTGCACCGTCAAATACAGCATTGATCTTATAATGGTCACTATATTCAACTATACACCTGGCAAGTAATTGAAGGAATGTTAACGGCACCTCTCCACATTCCCCGTAATCGGTCCAGTCATTATCAGAGTTGCTGAAGAATTTCATTGCCAGGAACTCCCCGCAATCATCAAGGGCAAAAGTATTTTCTACCAGTTGCCTTTCAGCCTCTATGTGTGACGTTGCACAGGTCAGGAAATCACCTAACTTCGTACAAGCATCACTAACTACTATTGAGTTGATCCGGTAGTGTGTCACCCCCGCAATATCAGCATACCCGACAATAGTTGATGCAAGTAACTGCATCCACCTAAGCGGTAAACTCCCGCATTCTGTATTATAATCTACTGCCATAATCTTATTTTATTATGCCATTGGAGAAACGCAACGGTAAGGGTGCTGAAGTGAGTTCCAGCTTGCTTTCACCATTATTTTTACAATACCTGTGCGCTCTTTCGGAATTACCTGATTCATCTTTAATGATACCTCAATACCTTCGTTACCTCCGTAAAGGATCCCGTCAGATGTTTCGTACCACATGAGGTATTTTCCCCCGCACTCAGACATTGCAAGGAAGTTGTAATTAGTCTCATTCGTTTCATCAATTTCAGCATTTACGATGAACTTCTTATACCCAACCACAACCCTATCCCCGGATATTGAGACCTCAGTCTGTTCCGGCTCCGGCTGCTCACCTATCACAATAAGCGTTCTTATCTTATCGTCACCGGTGTCAGCAAGTTTAGCCGTCCACTCTGACAGTGCGCTCACATCCAAGAAAGCCGCAAGGTCAGCAGGTCCGACATACAGTTTAGAAATCTCCCCCCAGTGCGTTTCAGGCGCACATTCATTAAAACTTACACTTTGCACTGACCCACTACAATCGGTAGGGCAGGGCGGTAAAAATAAAACTGACATAACTGTTTGATTTTTAGTTAACTACTATTAATTCCATTCTTTTTAATCTATTGTACTCTCTTAATGATTCGCTTACTTTTTTCTTTTGTTCATCTGAATGAGGGTATCCTTTATGTGGATTAGACTTTCCTTTATTCCAAGGGATCCTTCCTTTTAATTTTTCTTTTATTATTAAAATACCCGCGTCAGAAGGTCTATTGCCTTTATGTGGATTTAGTTTACCTTTTTTAGCTTCACTAATTTTTCTCTTAGTCTCCTCTGTATGCTTATGCCCTTTATTAACACTAATGCCCTTTTTAGCTTCACTTAATTTTCTACGATGTTCATTAGAAAAATGCTTACCATAATTATGGTTTTTTTCACCCTTTATAGAATCACTTATTTTTCCCCGTTGTTCATCAGTTAATTTAAAACCACCATTAGTAAATGCCTGTTTCCGTCCATTAAAATATGGATCATAAGTGTCAATAAAATATTGTTCAGTAGTAATTAAATCAGACTTATCACAACCGACTATAATAGAAAAAATTAAATCATTTTTACCGTACTTATTATAATGTCTTTGAAGCTTTTGAGAATGATGCTTATTATTCTTTAATTTTCCAAGATGTTGTTCCCATCTTTTCCCAATAACCATAGCACTACCAATATAAAACCTATTGGGTTTAACACTTGATTGCATTTTATAGATACCTGATATATTCATTTTGTAAATTTATACTATCAACTTCCCTTTATTCAAAACAATATGTTTTTAACTGCAACAGCCTGTTTTAACTATTCCCTCTCCGAGATCAGCTATAATAGTAGCTATTGCATAATATTTATCGTTGTCATGCCATTCATGTTCTATATCTATTTGCTGAACAGCCCATATATCACCCACAAGGTCAGTTAAGGTAATTGTTTCGTGTACCTTTAAACGGTGCAGTACATCTACTATATATTGAGGTATAAGTAATGTTCTGATGTTGTATGTTTTATCCTGTCTTTGCCATGTAGGTACAAACACCCCGTTCCCATTCTCTTGTCCCTTTTCTACATACGGGAAAGTCGGCTCCATTACCTCAGTTTCAAGCCAAAGGGTCTGATCAAAGTCAGTATAATGAATATCTCCCAGGTCACAGGAGTTATTAAAGTTTATCGTTAAGAACTTCTCAGAATAATTTCTCAGGACAAATGTTTCTGAGAATTGAAAGTTTGTATTTATTGAATTAAATATCTGAATATATGCATCATCTGAATTATCTGTTGCAATAAGTGATATTTCATTAAGACCTGTTGTGAGTTGTACCGTATTACTTAATATATTAAAACTATCTGCTATTCTTACTGATGGCAACTCACCGCTTGTTAGGTTAAGATTTGTTAGAAATAATATTGTTTCACCTTTAATGACAGAAAAGGTATTTGTAATTCCATATTCTGCTGCTCCAGATGCATTTGCTGCAGCAAGATCAGTCCCTGATGCAGTGAAGGTATTGTAATTTACATTAATCCATTCAGTAATTAAATTAGCATAAACACAATCGACCCGGAACCAGTCAGACCAATATTCATATCCTTCGGCAGTTTCAAGTCTCAGAAAATAATCTCCTGAATCTAAAAGCCTGTTAAGTGTATCGCCGTTATACTGGAAATGGTCGTCACTTATTTCGACAGGCTGGTTTTCAAGTTTATAAATTCCCCTTGTGGGGATGAACCGGAAGTTTGTTAATTCAGTATCGCCGTTCCTTATTCTTAACTCACATGCTGCATCTGTAACAGTTGATTTGACCACTACATAATTAAGTCCGTTTTTTAGCGTTACGACATTTGACGCATCGGCACCGGTAGAATCCACAAGTACAATCTTCGGGGCAGTGCCGGAGTTAAGAACAATAGAACATACTAACCTGAAATAATCTCCAGTAGTTGCATTTATTGCCCCGAAGCTATTTATCTCAGCATACGCAACCCCGGGAGCTGTTGTCTTGATGACTGATTCAATGATACCACGAACCCCGGCAGTGAACGTATCGTATGCTGAATTTGTATAACTATCAATGTTTGTTTCAAGTGTCCCGAAGTAAAGGTCCATTACATCAGAATACATCTCTATTGTTGCTGAGAAATTTAAAGCACCAACAGAATCATATATCCTTACATATCCATTAGCAGTATCAGAAATGCATCTCACTGGCAAATAATAAGTCCCGGAGGTTAATGTCAATGAATGACCGGCCGTATAAGTGAGGTTAAGCCCGTTCCCACTTCTGAAATCAACATAAGCCCCGGCATTTAATGTGAGAGTAATTTTAAAGATAAATAATTGTCCTGCCTTTGCTGTTATATCATTTGAATCAGTGTAAGCCCCTGCAAAGGCACCGATAGCACTTAATATATCTGATCCATCTGTTGTAAATGTAGTATATCCTACACCTTTATTAGTCCACCCCGTTATAACATTATCTCTCGTTTTACTATCTCTGACTTCGATAGATACCACATGACCTGTCACATCATCTTCCGCATCCCACTGCATAGAAGGCAACCGGTGACGAGGTGTTATCGTTGGTACTTTCTGATTATTACCACCCTTTAAAGCTCTTTCGTAACATTGATGAGCAATAGTTTTATAAACCGGTAGTGTAGTATTTATTGTTTTCATGGGCAGATTGAGTCATTATCAAGTACTAAAGAGTAATCCCATCCGGGGGCAAGCGTCATGTCAACCGTTACAGAGGATACGCATATCGGGGGAGGGGAAGCCGGATCGCACCAAATTATTGCAACACTTCCGACATAATCACCGGTTGAAACCAGTAAATCATCATTAATATTACAGGTATTGCCGGCCCCGTCCTTACATACCAGAGCGATATTGACTGAAAGGTCAGCATCCGCAGGCTCAGACAGGTAAGCATAAAATGTACTTGTCGCCCCTGTAACCTTTTCAGTTATTACCATTGTCTTTGGGTAAGTCTGTGCTGGCATAACAGTATCTTCGGGACCATAGATAAGAGTTAAGGCAATCTCGCCGTAAGGTGTTTTTTCCGCCTTTTTAACCCATGCCTTTTCACCCCCGAAATATGTCTCACCGAGTTCCGTTGTTATATTGTTTACAGGATCAAGGTTACTGCAATAAATGATATTACACTTTTGCTCTTTTGACTTCTTAGCAGAATGGAAGTCTGTTAACGCCCCGTTCATGTAACCCTGCATCAATATCCTGTCATGTTTGAAAAAATAGTTATGCAGGTTAGCCCACGAAAGGTCATTATTAAAATGTGTCTCCCCACTGTAAGCACCTTCAGATACAAGTATATTCTGAACAGTCGGGGTGACAGTGTAAGTGGCAAGCAAAACAAATCCGTCATCAGATATATTAGAGTCTAACCCTGCTGCGATACCGTCAGCAGAACAGCAATAAGCGATATATTCAAGGTCTGTTGTTACAGGAACAGAGAACTCCACTGAGTTAGAAAGCGAATCCTGGTTTACACAAAGGGAATCATAATAGATAGGCTGACCGATAAAGTCACTTCTATCGGCCTCGACAAATGAGAACCTTTCGTACATTGGCATTTCTTCTTCAAGATACCTATACTTGTTTGTCGATGTTGCTATTTTCTGAGTTCTTATATCTATCCCTGCCGGGTGCGTGAAGTAACTGACATGCTCAATGATAAGGTTAGCTCCGTCAAAATCCCAGCGAAGGTTCATTATCCGGAGTATATTCATCAGTCCGTTAAAAGAAAGCCATAATTCAGTTACAGGTACATCTACCCTCTTTACATCAGCTTTCGCAGCAACAATTATATATCTCCACCTATTATCTGCCTGAGTAACCGGGTTTGTCGCATCGTTTAAGAATGTACTTACAACAGTGGTTCCGGGTACAATCTGATCAGCAATATACTCAATGACATCAATAAGAAGCCTTGTATTGATTAAGTTAACCGATTCAGTTATGAAATAAGAAGTTGTCTTTTGCGGAGTTGCATTGAATATATCAAACTCTATTGACCCCTTTTCGAGCCATTCAACATAGTCATCTTCAACCAGCGGAGTAATAGTAAAAGTACACTCGTCAAGATCAAAGCTACCTTTTGAAGTGGCAAAGTAGCCCTCAAAATATAAATCAAGATCCCGGTAAATAAGAAAGTCAATCCTTCCGCATGGGGCAGCCTGTTCGATAGTCCAGAATAGATTAAAGTCAGCTTTTAGTTTTTCGCCCCCGAATGTTAACGGGCCGTTAAACTTGCGCCTATAAAATACCTGACCCCTCTCAGGTTCATCAACAAGTAAAGTCTCAAGGAAATTGAGCGGAAATACTTCTGTTACAACTGAGTTATAATTTATATAGAATCTATAAACTGGATTCATCCCGTTATCCTTACTTTATTGCCACGTGTTATAACTGTTTTACCTGCCCGGTGAACTATCTGACTCTGCCGGCTTATCTGTTCATTGAGTCTTTGCTGCTCCTTAATGACCTTATCAAGCCTTGAATTAGGACCTCTGTTATCAACCATTATTGAGTTATTTACCTGCGGGGACATTATATCCGGAATGTCAATCTTATTGAACGAGTTGATCATTGCCCTACGGTCATCCCTGTTGATAGCTTCCAGAACTTCCCGGTATTTAGCAGCCGGGCCACGTTTGGTTACGAACTCCTCCTCATGAACTATCCCAGCGATCCTTTCACCTGTCTCATCACGTTGACCACCTTTGCCAGTCCACCCACCTTTAGCAAACTTCTGAGCTTTGATAACTCCCACCTGAAGGGCTGTAAGTGCTGCCATAAGTCCAGCTGCTACCCACCCCGGAGGTGTGTAACCGTATTCTGCAAATGTTTTTATAATAGCCTGCGCTCCGTTTATTAAAGTCTGGGCAACTGCTATTTTCTGTTGTTCTTTACGGTATTTCTTTTCGATATTTAGTTTTTCCGCTTCTGACTTATCAAGTATAGCTTGTTTCTTTTTCTCATTGTCACCTGCTGCCCTTAACTCGGCCTGTGTCTTTTTATCAAGTGCTTGAATCTCCCTATTAAGATTGTTATCGCTGTTTATGGCAAGTATATCGAATACAGCCTGTTCGCCTGCAATAATAGTGTCCCATGATTGCCGTTTAGAGTCTAATATTGCATCTTCATCATCTTTTGCTTTCTTTGCCCTATCCTTGCGTAATACATCAAGTCGCTCTTCAATTGCACTTGCCTCAGCATCGGTAATAATGAATCCTACTTCTTCAGCTATTTCCTTAGTTGAACTCTTTATATTATCCCTGAAGTCTGCCGGAATAGGAGCCAAATATGCTTCTCTTACTCCTTGTACAAATTCATCAAAATCTTTTGTCGCTTTATCTAAATCTTTTGATATATCAGCATTTTCTTTTTTTATCCCTGCCGATAGCATAGTCCTTATTCTTAAAGTTCCTTCCATTGCAGAACCTTTCGCCTCTTCAAGTTCAATTATCCGTCGGGTAAGTAATTCATATTTCTCATCCGTCGGGATAACTATTTTATTAACTATCTCTCCCCATTTCCTTTGTTCATCAGTTGCATTTGCAATCTGTTCATTTAACTTAACTAATCCCGGCCCAATTGTTCCTGTTTGTAGATTATCCCGTTCTTTGAGTAATTCATTATATTTTTTACCTATTTCAAGCCCTTTCATGAATTCCTCATCTTGGGTGACGTATGCCAATACCTGTTCCTCAGTAGCTTTTGTTATCGAAACAATGTTTGCTAATTCATTTTTAGCTGCCTGATCTGCTATTTGTGTCCGTATGGTAGCAAGTTTTTCTTCAATCTCAATTGCCTTTGCCCCCGCTATGTTCCTCTCTTTTTGAGATACATTGGCTGCATTTTGAACTATCCTGAGTGCTATTATTTCATTCCTTAACTTAGATTCAGATATTCTTAAAGCCCTTGTTTTATCATCAATTGCGTCAAGGCTTTCAGCATATCTCCTACCTTCATCTATTGCAGATTTAACGTTACTAACAAAGTTCTTAAAGTCCAGTGTTGCAATAGTTCTTTTAACGGCCTCAAATCCTTGTTTTAATCCTTCAATGATAAAACTAAATTCATCGGCAGTCTTACCGGTAGAGTTTATTGCACTCTTTAATAATGCAAGTGCAGCTGTGACAGTAGCGAAGCCAGCTGACCATTTTGCTAATGAAGTAATCATTGACTGCTGTGTCTTTTCAACCTTTAACCCGGCATTGTTATATTCTTCCAGATCTTTTTTAGCTTCAGCAATCTTCTGGTTATACTTAGTTATTTCTTCTACTGAATAAGCTTTTTTCTTTGCAGTCTGAAGATCGGTTAAGGCGTCCTCAATATCTTCAATCAGTCCCTTTTCTCTTTGCTGATTGGCAACAACAGTCTTATTAAGGTTTTGGTGTGCCTGTTGAACTTCTTTGATCTTCCGTATGTGATCAGAGTTGTCGGCCCGCATTATCAGAGTTACATCAGCCATTTTTCCGCTTCATTACTGTTTCTACATAATCAAAGAAATCAAAAATATCATACGCTTTAAGTTCCCTCATATTTGAAGCATCCCCATCACAGATGCTATAAATAAGTTCATTCCAATACTTCCCAATTTCCTCTATCTCTTTTACGATTGAGACTGTCCCTGTTTTCCGGTTCCCTTCTCTGAAATACTTTGGGAAACGAGTTTGTAAGCGGGAATCCATTCGGGACACAAATTGGCCGCTAATTGAAAAAAAGGCGAAACATCCAACTCCTCTCCCCAGCACTGAATCTTCTCTCTCATTTTCCCTTCATCATACTTAGTTGGATCTTCGCCTTCTTCATCAATAAATAATGCGCACATTCTGAGTGCAGGATCATCCTTTTCATCCAGTGATATCACCCCGTACATAATGTTATGAATAGTAACAGCCGCTTCGCCTAATCTGAGACTATTCAAGTGATCCCATGCTATTCGCAGTTGTTTGAATATATCGTGAAAGTTTGCAGAGAAACCAAATTCAAGGTTTAGTTCCTGCAAGACTTTATAACGTGCAAATGACAAGGAATCCCGGACGTAAAACTTACGCCCCCCGCATTCAAAATGCTTATCATCGAAGTTTATTGTCCTAAGTTCCATAAGTAATAGTATATAGATGAGAGAAATATGCCAGCGGAAATGAAAAATAATAATCCTATAAGATTAAAAGATTGCGTGAATAGATAATACCATAACATTGCCTGACCTGTGCAACACATATGACACGAACCAAGTGGCTTATTCAACCAGTCCGGAAGTCGCATTATCTGTTTCCGATACCAGGCAAAGATCATCTCAGGCTCTCCCAGAAAAGAGAAAACCGAGGCAATAAGTGAAATCTTTACTATCAGGTACAATCCTGGCATACGGCAAAATCTGTTGTTATATCGAGTGCAAAATAATCGTACGGGTACATTAAATATTGAGTCTGCTTTTCGTTATAAGTGTATTGTGAGAATATTGAATTTGACCTTATCTCCTGACTTGTGATAACCGGGTAAACCCTCACAAAAGGTGCAATATTCATCGGGTGTTCAGGCATAGCACATATTATCTCTTTAATGAGTTCTGCCGATATTGCGCAGTCCGTCCCGTCCTGACATGTATCTGAGTTTATCTTTGCTATATTGATCCAGCATACCAACCTGAGGTTAGATTTATAATATATAAACACTCCCTCACGACGATCAAATGAAACGCCTCGATCTTCAAAGTAAATCACTGTCTTATACTTCGAGTCCGGGCAAAGGTCATTATATAGCCCGTTTTTACAGTCCTCGACTGTGGTTGTGCAGGATATAGGGAAACACTTCTGAACTTTAGCATCACCTTCGCCTTTTTCATCAAAATAAGTGGCAGATACCAGCCCAGCGATCTTATCTATGAAGTCAAGGTTTATTATGCGAGCTTTCAATATATCAGCTATCGTATGGTTCATCTTTTAGGTGGTTTACCTTTTCCGCAATTACATTTAAAATCCTTACAGTCCATTACTTTTTAATATTTTGAGCGTTCCTAAATTATACCGCTGTTTCAAATCTTCAATCTCTTTATCCGAAAGGTCAAGTATGTCACCCCGTCGCTTAGTATTACCTTCAAGTATTTCATTAATCTCAGTGTTCTTTGCCCCTATGATAGCCTCACCGTTGTTATGATCCTGTGCCTTACTGATCAGTGCAATGTTTGCCCACATACGGCCTGAAAAGGAGAAGTCAACGAATCCGGTTTGTCTCCCGTGTAGTTCCCTGTACTGCTTATAACCTCCGGGAATTTCAAAGAGCTTATGCGTGTTTATTGTCGCCCATTTCAGATCTTTCCGTTTTTTCTTACTCCCTGCAATTTTATTATAAGCACTCACTGTCATTGAAGCCCTGTTTGCTAACATCGGACGGGTGGAATAAGGAGCGTATTTCTGACCTTCTGCATCTGTTCCCGTTTCCTGAACCCTGGCTTTAATAAGTGTTAAAGCAACTATTCCGAGTGAGTTCATCACTTCGCCCCTTGGAGTACTATTAAGATCATTAATAGTCTTTGTATAGGCTTTATCGAGTTCTTCAGGTGTCACAGCATTTGTGCTTTTTTATGATAACCAAAAGGATTCTTACAATTTAAACACTCGTTACGCGAGTCCTCAAAGTTCTCAGCAATGAAATTGATCATCACCACGTAACGGGCATTATAGAAAGCACGGTTTGCGTTCCACTGCTCAACCCCTAATAGGGTTTTACGTGAAACCTCCTCAGTGTCCATGACATAAGTTGCAAGGAACTCACCTGTTTTGTACCATATCGCATTAGCAATAGCAAGGTCAACTTCATTACCGGTCCAGTCAGAGTGATCAGAACAGAGAGTCCCGATAACATCACAACTAAAGTCGCCATGTAGGATCATGCCTGCGGCATCCCGGCTTGTATTCCAATCTGCACGATCAGAGAGTACATCCCCTCCGGTACCTCCTATCATTGCCCATTGTGTCCATGCATCCCTGGAAGGGGCATAACAAGGGTTATCAGTATTGAAGCACCATTTATGACCTCCGCAATTGCAAGTCAGCTTATTGTTGTAAGGCTGCCCAGTGGTTGTGTATAGAAAATAAAGGTTACCTGTCAAGGGTAATATCAACGGGGTGATAGCTGTGTATTTCGGACGTCCGGCCTGCGAAGTCAGATTGTATGAATACAACAGGTCATAGTCATCATATATCTCAAGCGTGACGGCCTCGGTGACATTAAGTATCAAAGATACACCCCTGAGGACGAACTGTCCCCCACTGACATCTGAGTACATCCGTAGTCCATGGTACGTGTGATCAGTGGTAACCGAAGTGAATGATTTACCCCCTATATCACCCCTGAACCTGTCACGTGCCGGTTCCATATACTTCAATATCTCACCAAGTACATCAATTTTAAAAGCCCCGATAGCGTTATCAAGAGCATTGTTCATCTTCTCCCAGATATCATAATTACCACCCAGGGACGAAATAAACCTCTGAGGCATACCCGGAAGCTCATCAATATACAATCCGGAATCAGAAACGGCATAGTCAGCTAACCAATCAGTGTTTTCATCTGCTACACACAAATCTTCTTTACGTGAAAACCCGATTACATTTTCAAAACATGTTGGAACGGACATGATGAATAAATTAAAAGTAAAAAAGGACTCATTCGTAAAAGTAAACGAGTCCTCTTAATTTCTTCAAAACATATTGTTTTAAACTATTCGGTGCCGCATTCAAACAACAGAACGCCGGTGTTATCCTCGTCACAAGGATAAGGATTAGCAGCGAACAGACCGTTAAGCTGTATCTTATAAGCCTCATGGAAATCATTCGACAAGCAGCTCTGTTGCATGATTATATCATAAACAACTCCGGGGAGGTTCCGTGAAGGCTCACTCCAGAGGAAGTAACCCGGTGCAGGTTCAACAGCGTTAGCAGCGTTCAGCGGATTCCATGCTTTTGTTATCAGGGCAGCAGCTCCCTTATGAATAAGGATAGTCTGTCCGGGAGCGATTGTCTCAAGGTTCTCTGGATCCTGATACATCTTCAGGGTGTTCATCTTGCGGAAGTTTCCTGAACCGTCAGCATTGGCAGCCTCCAGAGGACGGTTAAACAAAAGCTGATACAGGTTATTCCCGGTAATACCGTAAGGATTACGGAACTTATTTAACCTGCGTACCTGATCAAAATATCCCCATATTGCATCGTCCCAGTACTGGGGAGCAATATAAGTGGTTGTGCCAGATACGTTACCCACTCCACCGGTGAAAAGGTTTGTTCCTGCCATAGCAACAAGCCCGGTAAGAACATACTGGGCAACATACTCATCCATAGCTGCCATGTGACGAAGCATATTGAATGCAACAGCTTCAACTTTCTCAATAGTGCGGTCCCTGTAAACCCTTTCAGCAACTTTGAAGGTAGTTTCACGAAGGCACTCAAGTTCATAATCCTTGCATTCAGGGGTTGCATCTTCCCCGGTGATCGTACAGTCATCGCTGCACTCATCAGTTGTCGGGGAACATTTTGTCAGCCACTCAACTCTCAACTCTTTATTCTTTGTCCCCGTTATAGAGGGCATACGAATAACACCGCTCTGTTGCTCAAGTATCGCCTTTGCAGCGATAGCATCAACAATAGCATCGTTATTACTCATCGGATCGGCGAAGATCGCATCGGCCTTAGCCTGAACAGCGGTAAGATAACCGCATGAAAAAAGTGTACTCATTTTTTATTTTTTTAGATTATACCAATTAACAAGATTCATTCTTTCTGTTGGTGTAATCTTCGGATCCTTTAACCTGGCCATGTACTCATCATCATTTTTCGGAGCAACAAAACCACCACTGCCTCCAGAAGGTGGGGGAGTATTCCCCGGTGAATTTCTTGGAGTTGAAACCGGATATTCAAAATACTTATCGGCAATGTCCCTCTCAAACTCATCAAAGGTTATCGAGTGGCCGTGAGCATTTTGAAGCGGTGCGCCTTCTGCATTAAGAACAACAATCTCCCCGTCATTATCCATGTAACTTGCGCCTTTGAGTTCGTTAAGATAAGTGTCTTTCCAAACTTGCGCCTTACGTAGGTCACCGGGTAAAATAGGATTGCGTGTTTCGAGGTTCGTCAAAGCTCTTTTACTTACCTTTTCAAAGAGTTTTTCTTTGGCAATCTCCTTTTCTTTCGCCTCCAATTTCGTCTGCCATTCCTTCTCTTTATCCTTCAATTGCTTGTCAATCGACATTTGCAACTTAATGTAGTCGGAATGTTTTGTTATGTCCTTCGTGCCGGATGTTTTTGCTTCATCAACTTTTGTAACGACCAGGTGATCTATAAGATCAACACCTAAAAGATCAGATTCGAGTTCGTATTTCTCTTTGAGTTCCTTTTCAATCTTGGATGCACCTTCTTTTATGCCTCTTTTGTATTGACTGTCCGACTCTGACTTGAATTTTTTGATCCGTTCAGTGTCAGCATTAAGGATCGGGGAAAAATCAACTAAATCTCCAGCTTCGTTATAGAGTGAAGCAAGCGTCTCCGGCTCGATTTTGAACAGCTTCGATAAACTGTCATTTAATAGTTTCTGTTCTTCTTTATTCATCTTTCGCTTTCGCTTTGGTGACTTCCTTCTTTATTTCCCTCAGAGGGGAAACAATCTGGCGCATAGGCTTAATCTCGGTCATTGTGAACCTTTTAATAATCCCAGCCTTTTTAACATCTTCAAGTTCTTTGTCTGTGACGATGCTAATTTTACCTGTCTTTTTTGACTTCAGTTCCCACATTATCTGTTAGATTTACGTCTTGTTACTTTCCGGGGTGCAACCTTTGTCGGCTCGGCTTTTACCGGTTCAACCCTAGCAGATTCAGTTACCGTAGTCACATTGACCTCCTTAGCTGTCAGATCAACATTAACGTTAACCGGTTCTTTCACTGGTTCCTTCACTGCTGGTATGATTGCTAATTTCGGAGGTGCTTTTCTGAGTTCGATAGGAACCTCTTTTGTGATTGTCCTTTGTTTTGATGCTCCGAAGTGCTTTGAAGCTATCTTAAAGGCCGCTTCGCCCATTCTGACAGACTTACCATTAACTTCGACAATCTCTTTTGCCATAATAAAATAAATTTAGTGTAAATTTTAACTGATTTATTGATTTTATAGGAAACATATTGTTTTATTTTATTCGTTATCATTTACTATCCCTCACCCTTTCTCATCTCTTTTGCCAGATCATCAGGGATGAATCCGAGTTGGTGACGGCAGTTATACCCTCCACGGTCAATAAGCGGATCGTAACCCGGGAAGTTCATATAAGAAGGAACTTTATCCAGGTCTTTCTGGGTGAACTCTGTAATATTAACAGCCTTTGAGGGTGTCCACTCCGGCCATACCTTTGTCTCCTCAATCGAATAGACATGAGCGTTATGTTCGCGGCAGAAATCCCGTGAATCTTCAACCAGTCCACCCTGATACACAAACCAGGTTAAACCGAACTCACGAGCAAGTTTCAAATTATAAGCTGCATCGTATTGTTGGTAAATATCATAGGTGAATCTTTGAAGCTGCCTTTGTAGCGAGCCGTATTTCTTTTCACCTCCGACAAGTTTCTCCTTAATAGTCGTGATGAACTCTTTCATCGGGACCTGAGAAGTCACTGCCTGAGAGACTAATTGTTTAAATTCCGTTGCCCCTGTCTCTTTAAGTATTGACATCAGGAAACCTCCTCTGACCGGTTGACCTCCTTTCACTCCGAGCCTGAGATCAATTAACTTTCGTGCGCCCTCGACAATACGGTCAAACTTTGACGGCAGTTCCTTTGACAGTACAATACTAAATGCACTGTTATTTGCCTGAGCTATCAGGTTAGTTCCTTTCGCAACTTCAGGGAAGATAGTCGTGAGTACCTGTTTGTTAAACTCACTGTAAAGTTTATCGACCTCAGAAATGACCCTATAATTATTTTCAGTGTCCTGAATAATACCGCCTTTGACGTCAAGTTTAGGTATCAGGTCAGTAACAGCCTTATTGAATAACTCAGATTGAAGCCTGACAACAGTGTTATCGAGCTTATCACGATATTTATTGATAAGTTCCTGTTTCTGTTTCAGTATGTCAGCGATTCGCCTCGGAAGTTTCATTCTTGCAATCTCCTATAAACTCTTTCTGCATCCGTGTATAAGTTGAACAGGCGCTTTCAACATCCCATTCATCTAAAGTTATCCCGGTAAACCTCATGTAACTCATTACAGCCTGATCGATCCTTACTGTGGGGACTATTGCGAGCTGTGCTTTGATCCAAAAGAATAAGCCAATATTCTCAGCATGGTGTTTATATATCTTCGGGATCATCTTTGTAAATTGTTTTTCAACTGGCATCTCGTATCTTTTTTAGTATTTGATATTTCACAACTGGCTCATAGGTATATTTTTTCCTCGTGTTCGGGGCAACCGTCTTGAGCGTTTGACTTGTCACGTGATTGACATGGACGTTACAGAACAGACCGTGTTTAATGTTTGCCTTTATAAGCTGATCAGCGTAAACGTTATCACTATACCAGAAGTCAAAGGATTCGTCCAGCTTACCGATCGTCTCAATACATTTCCTTGTGCAGAATATACACCAGCCAGCAATGTATGACCCTACTTCGTAACCTTCATAAATCCAATCGCCACGGCGAAACCTCAACTGCCTGCGATCTTCCGAAAGTGCTGAAGCAGAATCAAAATCATTTAATAGCATGTAATCAGCAATATGTGACCAACCCGGCATAAACACTATATCATTATTCGCAAGTATATGAACGTCACCGATAGCATACTTTAACCCCAGGTTCAAAGCACGGTTATAATTAAAATCACCTTCATACTTTATGACCTGATCGATCCTGTCATATTTAACAGCATACTCTGAGGTTTCAACAATAATAACGTTCATATCCGGATTATCGGCACGGGCTGAATTGATACAGTTCTGAGTAACCTGAATCAGTTCCTTTGTCGAGGATTTGGTAACTATGATAAGGTCGTATTTCATTTCCAGATTTGCCACTATTTAATATTTTGTAACTCATCAATTATTGCAGCTCCTTCGTGAACCGCCTTTAACAGCTTTGCAGCCTTGTCAGATTCAATAATCAACTTCTTATTGATAGCTTCATTAAGAGCCTTTAACCGGTTAATAGTAGCCTCTTTTTCTTTGATGATTCTGCTTAGTTCTGTTTTACTTGCCATCATAATATATATTGATTACCCGGAGTTGATTGATTCAATCCTATGTGTCGCATTTCAAAGTCACGGAGGTAAACAGGCTTATAACCGTGAGAAGTGAAGAAGTTACCGATTGACCAATCACCTTTTGACAAGTGATTATATTCCCGGCACAGTTTCTTACAGGCATCAAAAGGGATTAACTGGAAAGCCCCTCCGGTGTGAGTGACAAACTCAACATTGTACCCGTTCATCATTATTTTACTGAGTACCCGGGGCGCAAAGTTAGGATCCAGAAGTAAGTCCGTTGGTGAAGCGACATACTGATCACCGTTCAAATAGAAAAACCTCACCATCTTCGCGATAATATCATCTGTAACCGTTTCAATGTCATTGTCAAGTTTAAGGATATAATCATACCCTTCGAGTGCATTGACCCCACATGTGAAAGCATAGGCAATACCATAGTTCCTTTCGAGTTGGATATGGTCATATTGTTTTATCCATTCCTGAGTACCGTCTGTTGAGAAGTTATCGACAAAGAGATGATAGTCAACTTTCGTTTTCTGATAAAACGACTCAATAGTCTTTTTTGTCAGTTCAAGACGGTTAAAGGTTATTGTTATTGCTGCTACTTTCATTATATATTTAAGTAATTAACTCACTAACAGTCATATCCACCACTCGCACCCGTTCCGGGAACGTGGCAGACGTAATACTCCGGAGTGGCGATCTTTATAAAGTTAGTATTCGACAATAGTTTCTGAACAAAATAATAATCGTGTGCGTATTTGCCGTCCTCATCCCATCTCATGCCCAAATCAGTTTTATGACATATATTCGAGGTTCCATGCTTTCCTATCTCCCGGATATCGCAACGGTTCTCATGCCATATATCATGCAGTGGTTTGTAACGGATATCATTGTACCAAACCCAGTCATAACCGTTAAGTCCCATATTGACCATTTCAAGATGATACTCACCGTACAGATCATCAATATCAAGATAGATTATATATTCCCCTTTTGCCTCGTCAATACCTTTGTTACGTGGGTAACCGCTCCATAACTTTTTACGTTCAATCTTCCAGACATGAACCCGCGGATCTTTGAACTGTGAAGCAATATCAAAAGACTGTTGACACCCGTCAGCGATAATATGAACTTCAAAGTCCGTGAAAGTCTGACTTAAACATGATTGAATGGCACGGGGCAGTTTCTGTTCCCTGTCCCGCGCTGCACTCGGATATGGACCCAAATATGACGGTATGACTACACTAAACTTCATAATCTTATAAAATGGTTTTATTCATTGCTAAATGGTTGAAATTGGTTTGCTTCTTTTTGTGCCTGAGTATCCTTTTCACCTTGAATCTTCAAGATATACTCATTAGTCTTATCCTGAACCTTTTGCAGAAGTTTATTCATTTCAAGTTCATACAGCCACGGGTTTTCATTCTCCTGCTCAAGTTCCTGGAAGATAGATTCAAGATTCTCCCACAACGTTCTGTTATACAGAGTTGTGTTACCCTGAGAGATGATAAAACGTATGTTCGCCTCGGAGTAACCCCGGAAAGGATTAATCTGATTCTTTATCCGCATCTCTTTAAGTGCTGCCGGACGGTCAGAATAAAGTATCTCATTGATATCATCCTCGATAGCTGAAATAGTGGAGGTAGAGGCTCCGGCATCTTTCGCCATCTTTAACTCGGTCATCAGCTCTGAGAGAGTTTTGAATTTAAAGTCATTCGGGAACTTATGCTGAACCTCCAAACCTTCACTTAAATCAATATCAGTTGCAATATCTTTAACGACAAACTCCCATATACTTGAATAGTGCCTTGCGAACGGGTATAAGGTATCATTCATGTTATCCTGCCCCTGCACACTTTCCGTTGCTGTGATAGCTACCTGTGAGCGTGTGAAGCGATCTACATTGAACATCAACTCATAAGCGGTCTGTTTCAGGTATTCCAGATATTCTTTTTGAAACGTTAATAGTTCAATCGGCGGATATTTGTAAACCAACAGGTTATTGAGGTCAACCAGATCAGTCGATGTAGGATTACGTGGAAGGGTCAAATAGGTTATATCCTGAGTCCCTTTATGTGGTTCGTCCCATCCGGTGCCGTGACATTCCTGGCATTCCTTACCGTCAAGCATCTTACCTTTATTACATCCCTGGTTCTTACATGGTGACCTGTAACCAAACCTCTGAGGGAAGGCAACCATTGCACACGAAAGATCTAGTTCTGAATCGATCTTCAAAGTCTTTTCAAGGAACCCAATAACGCTATGAAATACCGATACGAAAGTCCGGCCCTTAGTCTGCTCGTCCCGGATAAAACCGAACCGGATAGCGGGAACTTTATCATTATTAGGTTCAAAATATCTTATCTCAAAATATTTATCTTTTATCTCAGTGACTTCATAATCACTACCCTCGAAAGACTTTCGCCCTGCAACCTGAGAGAGTACAATCGTATCCGTGCCAAGATACATGGTGTATTTCATCCCGTCCCGCTCGGTTGTGCCGTCCATGAACTTTATCGGAAGTCTTACAACCAGGTATTCAAGTATCTCATTCACATACTCGAACATTATAGCCTGTTTCGAGTCTGCCACGAAAGGGTAAGGCTTTGCTTTCTCAGTGTTCGGATCAAACTCACTGAACTCGGTAATAAGAAAAGCGTTCGGGTCAATATAGTTATAATCAATAAAGGCATATTCGAGGTATTTCTCAAGTGACTTATCACCCCAATACTTACTGATATATTCCTCCAATTCAGTTTTACGCTCCTCGAAATCATCTTCAAAGTCAATCATACGGACAATAGGATTCTTCCGGACCGCTTTCTGAAACGGCAACTTTGTTGAATTGAGTGTTGAGGGAATAATCGATCGGTAAATATCTTTTATCTGTTGAAACTCCTCATCCGAAGTGCGCTTTTCAATCTTCTTTAACAGCTCCTCAATCCCGTCACCTGTCTTTAACTGATAGTATTTATCAGCTAATTCCGTCACCCTCACATAGTCCTCGTGATATGTCTCTTTATCGACAATCCCCGTCAAAACTTCCAACCCTTTAACTTTATCCATTATAAAATGTTTTAAATAGTTCAACTTGCAGGTAATCAGCACTATCGGACAGGTGGCCGTATTTCTGATACTTATCACCCGTCTCCTTATCAGTTACGATATGTTTGTCTTTTGTCCCGTCAATAGCCTGTTTCACGTACATATAATCATTGATCAGATAATGACACGATTCATCAATTATCACCCTGATAGGTAGTTTCTCTTCAAATATCTTATTTACAAAGTCCCTGCGTAGTACCAGCGAGGGATTGTTACGTAAAGTCCTATCCGATTCATTAACCAGGTATTTATTCAGCTTCCAGAAAACTATTTCGTAATGATGTTTAAAGTCCTTATTCATTGTTGACCTGTTATGACCCGATGCATCCCCATAATAAAATAGTCCTGTCTTGTGGTTCCTGTACCTATCACAGAACTCATCGCAGACCTCCTCAGTACTATTACGAGGGTTCTGCAGAGTGATCTCATCAATAGCCCTTAACTCCCATATCCCGTTGTTATCAATGACCTGCCATATTGAGGCTGAGTTATAAGGCACCGAGTTCTGATCAAATGAAATATGAATAGGCAACAAAGGATCGTATGATACATGCCCTACATGGGTGAGACGGTTGAAGGAACTGTAAAACTCACCGCCAAGAGTTGAGAAAGGGCAAGCGTATATAAGAGCAGACCCCCTTTGTTTTGTATTATTGTCAAGAATATTCTTAATATAAGCCTCCCCCACGTTATGGACATTGTGATAAGTTGATGATATGACGGCACATTTATTATCAAATTCTTTATGGAAAAATGTAGAATCAGAATATATTTTTGCATTTATCTCATCTACATACTGATCCAATAAAAATAATTGGTTAATCCACTCAACTTTTGCTGGAGAAGTCACTATATAAAGCGGATTGTATTGCTGTTCTGGTTTGCCATCACTCTTTAATTCCCCATCCACTAAATAAATACCACGTTGCCGGATCCTTGCAAGAATAATTTCTTTTACGTCTTCTTCCCTTGTGTCCCATGTTTCGTCAAGTACCGCCCATGCCATTTCCTTTCCAGAATGTGCAGCTGAATTTTCAAGTGACCCGATAAAAATAACACAACCATTTATAAATGAAATAATGTTATAATAAGAATCAAAACTATGTGTATTAGTTTTAAAATGTGCCGGAGGCTGTTTATTAATAATGTACTGCCCATGAGGACATCCTAATTTATCATATTCCACTATGCCGATGCTCTTCCAATACTCACGAATGCGAAATAATGTACTTTGTGTTAACTGCATAGCTGTATTTGCGCCTATAAAGCCCCGCATGTTTGGGAAATTCCTAATAAGCTGGTATGTCTTTATGCCAAGTAAATACGTTTTCCCTGATCCGACACCCCCGAGAAATAAATTCATTGCTTTCGTACTTTTCAATATAGCACGCTGAGGACATGATATGACTTGTTCAAGCTGCATTTACAAAAATATATTTGCCATTAATAAATTTCTTGCCTTTATTCCAAGCCTTTTTACCTTTTTTTGCTTGACTTAATTTAGTTTTATGTGCTGCAGTTAATTTTCTTCCCTTCTGATTCTCACTTATTTTTTTATTCCACTCTTTAGTACGTATTTGTTTTTTGCCTAAATGCGATAATCTAAGTTTTATTAATGTGTCAGGCGTTGGCTTCATTCCTTTATGTGATTCGCTAATTTTTCTTTTTGTTTCCTCGCTTAATTTATGTCCAATCCTTGACTGACTCATCATTTCTTTTACTTCTTTACGATGAGGAATATATTTAACTGGTTTTGCTTGCAAAAGATTATTAAAGTATGGTTTATAACTATCAAAAAAATATTGCTCCAGTTTAATTAAATCATCCTTTTCACATCCTAATAAAATGGAAAAACAAAGATCAGATTCTCCATATTTATTAAAATGATATTGTAATTTTTGTGAATGATGTATATTCCTTTTTAACTGACTAATATGTGCCTGCCACCTGCGATAAACATTTGACGATGAACCGATATAAATCCTTTCAGGTTTCGTAATAGATTGTATTTTATATATTCCCGGCAGCTTCATTATTTGATAATTATATCAGGTAATTGTAAAGTCAAAGGTTTATCATCAGAGGTCACATCTGTCTTTTTCGGTAAAACATAAGTAAACAACTTTGAACAAGCATCAAGATAACGGGCTGGATCTTTTTTATAAAGATCATTTAAAGCGGTATTCATATTATCAAGCTGTCCGTACATGACAAATTCAAGAAACTCCTTCGCCTCCTTTGTGGTTCTATTGATAGCACCTTTCGGTTTACCTCCCTGTCCTTTCTTCCATGTTCCCCCACTTCGTGCCATAACTCGCTAATTTACACTTATTTTTAGTCTTACTTCTTACTCTTAAAGTATTCAATTTGCCTCAATCTTTTTTTAGCTGCCTTTTTACTCATAGGCTTACTTAGTCGTTTGCCTTTCTTTGAATGGACAATATACTTGTTTTTTACTTTGCGTTTCATTTCTTTCCCATTTTATCAATTATACTTTTTATCCCATCTTCCAGATTTGTCTCAGGTTTCCAATACTTTAAAATCCTTTTATCTGGTTCATTCAATGAATTACGCTGGAGATCAAATCCATAATGAGCGCATAAATAGAGATCATTCATAAATCAGGTGTTATTAAATGAACAGCCCGGAACTCATTCTTTAAGACAAGCTCATTATAAAGCTCAAGATTATTGCGGATATTATCAAACCCGGCAAGCGGACGAGGGACGTTATAATGAAATTGATGATAAACAAAATAGTCTGCAGGGATAACGACTTCCAATCCCATTGTCCGGACCTGATGAATAAGGTAATTATCATCATAATCAATCCCGTACATGAACCGTTCATCAAAGCCATTTATCCTTTTCAGGTTCCCGGTTGTTATTGCAGAGCAGAAATGAAAGCCAATTGGTCTGTATTCAGGATGGTTGTACCATGCACTATCACCATTAAAGAGTGCGATACGATCATTCCTTATAACCGTTTCAGGAGTTTCACCATCTGCCAATGAATAACAACTGAAAGCAATATATGTCTTTTCATTTACCTCTTTTGCTTTGCTCAAAATATCTGAGGCATGATAACATTCTGCGTTTTGAATAATAACTATATCCGGATTACTTTGAAGTGCTTTTATAAACCCTTCGTTATAAACCGGTGCGGAGCTGACTGTCTTTCGTGTCGTGAGCTTTATTACCTGAACTTCAAAGTCAAGTGCTGGGAGTGCGATATCTTCCGGGGAGTTATCATCAACAATAATGACATTAAATTCTTTTGGATTGTATTTTTTAAATGACTCAAGCGTCTTTGTAAGTTGCGCCTGCCTGTTGAAATATGTCATTACAATCGATATCATCAGTTCAGATTAAATAATTCATATTTGATATCCATTACGAATTTGCCGATGACATGACAATATCCAAGCCCGTTGCGATCGCAGTAGTCCTTAGCCTCGCTTATCGTATCTGCCTCAATCCTCGGACCTGACCATGTGCAAAGATCCCCCGTTCCCGGGTTTATTGCTTGTATTTCTGTGAGCCAGATCATATATTCTGTCAAATTTATGTTTTTTTATCTTTAATTAGCCTGATTTTGATAAAAGTTATGAACTAATAATAAAAAAGCCCTCCGGTGGGGAAGGGCTGTATATCATTACATCTTTTGCGTTACACACTTTGAGTTATTTCTTACTTAAATAAATCTTATTGATTATCACATTCACGACATACCCGAATACTACCCAGAGAAATACTGTGAAGTTCTTCTCCGGGTTAACCAGGTGCCAGACTAACAGCCCTAAAGTTATCAGGGCAAATAATACATCTACAAGTTGATTGAGGAGTGATTTCATTTCTGAACCAATTTACTAATTGATGATTTTATTCTTTCACCAATTCCGGAAGCTGCTAAAACAATATCTTCTGCAATCAGGGAAATATACCTTTGAGCCATATCGGGATTAACTTTAAATGAGAAATACTCATATTCCCCATTTTCAAAGCGGATACGACCCTCATACCTGTCCACTTGTTTAACAGGATCTGATGTATAACTTTGGCCTCTTTTAAATTCAATCTCAATCTTATCAAGTCTCCATTGTTCTGATTCATTTTCTTTCATACTTTTTGATTTTAATTATTATTTATTTAACTCATTTTTTGATTTTCAATAAATACCCTTTCCCTTAACTTCTTAATCTCATTGAGCCTATCACGGAGCTGTGAGGTGAAATCTTGACTTGTATTCTCAACTTCACCGTCAAGCCATACCGAAAGCGCAATAAGACTGTCAAAGAGTTGTATAAGGGTGTTATCCATTACTTTAACCTTTCTTTAAGTTCTGCGAGTTCATCATATAACTCTTTACGTTTTAACCATTCTTCTTTTGATACCATAGTAGAGAAGTTACAATCGTCAAGGAGTTTTATTAATTCATCCTGCTTTTTTATAATTACATCGCTTATCTCAGGTATCTCTACTGGCTTTAATCCAAGTATAACATGACCTTTAATCATATTTTTTATCATAGGAATTAAACCATCGACAATT